GTTTGAATAGAAACACTGACTACGCTGATATGTACGGCGCAACAAGCCCAGAGCTAACGCCTAATGAAGTTTCTATTGTTAGCGTCATGAATAATGAGGCTGGCAATGTTGGTAAGGGCATGGGTGGCGCATCTATACTCAAAGCAATCCAAGAGGGTGCAACGACACTAGACGCTTATGCAGTTCCAACTGCGAAAAACAAAGATGGATTTTTGCCAGACTATTATTCTAAATTTGGATTTGAGGAAGTTGACAGAATACCATATGATGAAAAATTCCTGCGTGATCCAAAGGAGGGCGGCAGTGAAGAAAAGTTTAAGAAGATCACAAGGCAGTGGAAATCGACTGGATGGGACGAAAGTTTAGGCTATCCAGACTTAGTAATTATGAAATGGAAAGGGGACGAGAATGTCAGACCAAACGCAACACAATATTTTAGCGAAGGCGGTAGCGAAGCACTTAGGGGAAAAGCTGAGAGATTTGTCGCCACCGCAAGAAGCAATCTTGGATCATCAACTTCAAAGAGCGTTGAACAGCCGCCAAGGACAGGCATCCTTAGTGACGAAGGAACAGATACTAGGGGCTTACGAGATGATAGACGAAGTATGGGGTCAAGCCTTCAACGAGGCTTACTCGAACTCGAATCGCTAGACCCAGTTTCAAAAAGAGCATTAGGATTATTATAATGAAAGTTTGTCCAGATTGCCCATACCGTGGGCGTTGCGAAAACATGGATCGTTGTATTCAAAAGCGAAATACTGTATCTATTGAACTACCACAGCCCAAGCCAGTGCCAGTGTCAACCACTAGTGGCGTTGTAATGTCAGGCAAGGTCAAGGATGATAACACGATTATACAGAAGGCCAAAACAGTCTTTACAGGCAAAAAAGCCAGAACCAAAAAATGAGTTTAAGCGTTGCGCCAATTGCGTTACGCGAAAAATATGCGATACTGAGAACAAATGCGTGTATGGCGCGAAGGTAAAACGTAATGGCAAAAATGGACGACTATCAGCTAAATAGTATTGTGACCGCAGAGATACGCGACTCGCTTAATCACTTTGACAGTGAGTACAGCCAAGAGCGTATTCGCGCTCTGGACTTTTATCTGGGTGAGCCTCTGGGCAATGAGGTTGAGGGGCGTTCCAAGGTTATCAGCACAGACGTTGCGGATACCATTGAACAGATTATGCCTAACCTTATGCGCGTCTTTACAGCCAATGACCAATATGTACGGTTTGCGGCTAGGACACAGGAAGACGTTGAACGCGCTGACCAGATTACCGATTATGTGAACTACGTTATCAACCACGATAACGAGGGCTATAAAATCCTATACAACTGGTTCAAGGATGCGTTGTTATTCCGGCTTGGTGTTGTCAAGTATTACTGGGAAGAAAAGGAAGATGTCACTGAGGAAGAATACGAAAACCTTAGCGAGATTGAATTAGCCGCGCTTATGGCAAATCCTGACTATGAGATAGTCGGTACGATTTCTGAGCAAGCTACTGCTTTCATGGTTGACGAGATGACTGGCGAGGAAATACCAATTGATAGCTCGTTTAGTGTGAGGGTTCGCGTCAAGCGCAAGTCTGGCAAGATTAAGGTTATCAATATACCGCCGGAGGAGTTTCTAGTTAACCGCCGCGCTGTTGATCTAGAAGACGCTCACTTTGTTGCACACCGTACTAGCATGACTGTTAGTGATTTGGTGGCTATGGGCTATGACCGTGAGGTTGTTGAGCGACATGCTGGAACTGGCAGTGATGTTGATCTTGATGAAGAACGCTCTGTGCGTTATCAGGACTTGGAAGCTAATACAGGTATTGATGCCGCAGACCCGACACTCGCTGAGGTTGTCTACTACGAGTGCTACATGAAGGTTGACCACGATGATGACGGCATTGCAGAGTTACGCCGCATTGTCGCTATTGGCGAAGGTGGCACTGAAATCATCAGCAACGAACCATATGACCACATTCCATTTTCTGTTGTCAGCCCAATTCTGATGCCACACAGAATGATCGGGCGTTCCATCTATGACATGACTGAGGATTTACAGGTCATCAAGTCTACTCTGATGCGTCAGTATCTAGATAGCGTATACACTAGCACACTGCCACGAATGGCGGCTGTTGAGGGTATGGTGAATCTGGATGACCTTCTGGATGGTACTGCTGGCGGTATTGTTCGGGTTCGTCAGCAGGGTATGATCCAGCCGTTACAGGGCAACCCTGTCGGCAGTGAAATCCAGCCACTGCTAGGATATCTGGATCAGGTCAAGGAACAGCGTACTGGTATGAGCAAGGCATCACAAGGTCTTGATGCTAATGCCCTGCAATCCACAACAGCTAGTGCTATTAGCGCGACTGTGAGAGGCGCACAGGTTAAACTTGAATCCTACGCTCGAACCATGGCTGAGTGTGGGGTTAAGCAGTTGTTCAAGGGTATCCTGCACCTAGTCACCAAGTATGATAACAAGCCACGCATTGTCAGACTGCGTAATAGCTTTGTTCCGATTGATCCGGCTGAGTGGCACAGTGAGTTTGATGTCATTGTACAGGTCGGTTTAGGTACGGCTGACGATGAGCAGAAGATTGCGTTCTTGCAAGCTATTGCGGCAAAGCAGGAGCAGATACTGCAAACGCTGGGCGCAGACAATCCTGTTGTTAGCTTGCCACAGTATGTGTCAACGCTTAGAAGCATAGCGGAGATTGGCGGCTTCAAGGACGCTGACCAGTTCTTTAACAATCCACAGCAGATTGCTATGCAGATGCAGATGATGCAACAACAGCCACAGCAAGACCCAAATGCGGCACAGACGCAGATGGAAATGGCTAAACTCCAGCAGGAGATGGCTATTAAGCGTGAGCGTATGCAGATGGAGATTCAGTTAGAGCGCGAGAAGATGGAAGCGGAGCTAGAGTTACGCAGACAGGAACTCGCGGCAGAGGCACAACTAAGAGTAATCAAGGCGCAGACTGACGCTGAGATCAGCACTAACTTACCGAGGTAGATATGGCATCTTACGCAGGAACAGGAACAGAAAGAGGCAGAGGCGGCGGAGGTGCTGGACAAGCAGGATATTCCGGCGCAGACCGTGGTGGCGCAACTGGTGGTGGTCTGGCGGCGGCGCAAGAAGCCGCGCAACAAGCCGCACAACAAGCCGCACAACAAGCCATGCAACAGCAGATGGCTCAAGAGATAGAATATAGAAATAGGCTTGCCGCCCAGCAAGCGTCTCAACAAGCCGCCCAGCAAATGGCATCTACATTCGGAGCAGGAGACCCTAGAAGAACAGCATTAGCGGCTAGTCAGGGATACACTGCCGGACTAGGTCTTATGGGCGAAAGGTTTGGAGTTAGCCAGCCTGTTTCAGATGTTATTTTTGATGAGGCAGGAAGAGTTAGGAGCGTTGTTCATGGTCAAGGGATGCCGTTGAGTGTTACAGGGCTTGTAGCTAAAGTGGCTGGGATACCTGTTAATGTGTCCACAGGCGATCCAATGTACAATCCATTTGATGTAAGCAATAGGTTTGATACAAATGACAGGGCTGGTTTTTATAACCAGCAAAGAGTACCACCAGTGCGAGACCCAGCAACAGGTCAGGCGCGTTGCCCAAAGGGGTATGTGTTCAACGAGACACTACAAGCCTGTATTATGGATACATCAGCAACTAGCCCATTTTCACCTGAGTCACCTAATTACATTCAACCATATACGCCGCCACCAACTTCAAGTTATTTTGAAAATCAGGGGCTTTTAGGCACACCCCCAAGTGGGATATTAGGAACGGCTAGTGACCCTTATTCTTATCTTAGACCATATACACAACAGCGAGGATTTACACTCTTATCATGAACGAAGGAAAACTGCGTGAGCGTATGGATCGCGGCGAGAAAGCGGCGGCACTCCTACGAAACGAAATCCTACAAGAGTCGTTTTCGTATCTGGAAAATCAATTTATTACTGCGTGGAAGGAATCTGGTGTCGCTGACACTGAGAACCGTGAGCGCATTTACCAGCTTCTGCAAGCACTTACAGCAGTGCGTGGTCACATTGAAAGTGTGGTCACGGACGGTAAGATTGCGAAGACAAGTCTTGAGGGCTTGAAGTGAAACCTAAATTTAGTTTATAAAGGATAGAGATATGACCGATAACTCTGATGAGAACGGCGCATTATCAACGCACGATGCAGTAAGCCTGTTGATGCAACCCCCAGAGCCGGACAAGGTTGACGATGAACAGAGCGTAGAAGCCGAGGCAGTTACAGAACAGCCAGAGGTTTCAGAGCCGGAGTATGAGGAAGTTGAGGCAGTAGCTGAAACTGAGGAATACGAAGGCGAAGATGTTGAGGACGACACTGAGGAAAGTGACGAGCCAGAGCAACCAAGTGTTTACACCGTCAAGGTAGACGGCGAAGAATATGAGGTGACGCTTGATGAACTCAGATCAGGATACAGCCGTCAACAGCATTTTACAAAGCGTAGTCAGGAACTGGCTGAACAGCGCAAAGCCTTTGAACAAGAGGCCGAGCAAGTCAAACAGTATCGTGATTACTACGCTCAACAGCTTGAGCAATTAGGCAACCAACTCCAGCAGACAATTCCTAGTGAACCTGACTGGACGGCACTTAGCCAGCAGTACGAAGCTAAGGAACTGTTTGCTATGAAAGCCGAGTACGATAAGCGTAAAGAAGAACTTGCGCGAGTCGAACAAGAGCGAGAGCGCATCGCTCAACAGCAACAGGCTGAAGCACAGCAACAGATGCAACAGCATCTAGCGTCACAGAAGACTGAAATGTTGGAGCGTATCCCAGCGTGGAAGGATGAAGGTCGCAGAAACAAAGAACGTCTGGATGTCATTAAATATGCACAGGACGTTGTGGGCTTCAGTGAACAAGAGATTGCAAATGCGTCTGACGCAAGGGCAGTTGAATTGCTGTACAAGGCATGGCAGTACGACAAGCTCCAGAAGGATGCCCCTGCTGTCAAGAAGAAAGTCCAAAGCGCACCAAAGGTTGCAAAGGGCGGTCAGCCCAAGACAAAAGCTCAAGTGCAAACACGTCAACGCCGTGACGCTATGAACAAACTTAATAAATCTAAGTCTGTTGATGCGGCGGTAGAATTTTTAATGTCAGGTCGTTAACAGGAGCTTATTATGACCACTTTTACCACATCAGATGCCATTGGTGAGCGCGAACAGCTCGCTGATGTAATTTATCGTATTGACCCAGATGAAACTCCAATTTTTTCTGCGGTTAAAAAATCAACTGGCAACGGAATCTTCCTTGAGTGGCAGATTCAGGAACTAGCCGCCGCTAGTGCTACCAACTACGCAACTGAAGGTGCTGATGCGTCAATCGCCGCCGCAACACCAACCGTTCGTGCTGGTAACTACATGCAAATCTCACAGAAGGCTTACGCTGTTTCAAATACTCTGGAACAGGTTGACAAAGCTGGTCGTGAGCGTGAATCTCAGTATCAGCGTGTTCTAAAGTCACTTGAACTGCGCCGTGACATTGAGAAAGCAATCGGCGACACCAACGTAGCACGTTCCGCTTCTGACCCTCGTAAGTCAGCATCGCTGATGACATGGATCACAAACGGTTCTGTTGGCTCTGGTTCAACCTTCTCTGCTGGTCTTGGTACTGACACAGTGACTATTGGTACAGCCGCTTCTCGTGGTCTGTCACTGGCACTCATCGAAGACGGTATGCAGGACGCTTGGACAGACGGTGGTTCACCAGAACTGATGGTAACATCTGCCGCTAACCGTGCAGTGTTCTCAGACCTCAGTGCTTCAACCAACTTGGTCAGCAACCAAGTTAACATGACCAAAGCAAAGGAAGTCACATATGTTGGTTCAACATCTGTATTTCTAACAGACTTTGGTACTATTGAGGTTGCACCTAGCCGCTTCATGAGCAATGACAAGCTGTTCTTAATTGATCCTAGCTTTGTTGAGGTTGCTACACTGAACGGACGTAATTTTGCAGAAAACGAAATTGCGGCAACTGGTGATGCAGAGAAATTCCAGATCATCTGCGAATGGACACTGAAGCCACTAGCACCGAAGGCACACGCCGCCGTGCTTGATTTGGACGGCACATCAGCCTAACTAATCTTGAGAGGGGCGGTTCGCCGCCCCTTTCTTCTGAGAACGCGAACAATTATCACTATCATTAGCATAGGTGAAACATGAAACGCCCCCTGATTACTGACCCCCAAACAGGTAAGACAGTCTGGCTACAAAGTGACACTGAAGGCGATCACATCGTCACAGAGCAAAAGTTTGACCCACTACTTAAAATTAACAAGCAGATGAATGACGACTGGCAGTATGGTCAGATGCGTGGAACACAGAAGCACATGGCGCACATTGCCGAAATACCGAATGTATTGTATCATCACCTTTTGAAGACACTGGGCAAGCCTAGTGAAAACCCTAAAGGCTGGAAGCGGTGGCTCAATGATGGCGAAAACCGCGCATTTAGAACTGGTGGCGGTAACGTATGAGCATTAGTACCTATTCAGAACTGAAAACGGCTATTGCCAATTTTCTTGCAAGGGATGACCTTACAAGTCAGATTCCTAATTTTATCCAGTTAGCAGAAGGTCGTATGTCGCGTGAGCTAGAGACACGCGAACAGGAAAAACGGTCAACGGCTACACTGACATCGGGTGATGAGTTTATTGCCCTGCCGACTGACATGCGTGAAATACGCGAGGTCAAGTTAAACACAACGCCATTAACGGTTCTGACGTACCACAGCCCAGTCTCTCTGGATACCAGTTATCCTGACAACGCCACAGGCAAGCCGCTAGGGTTTAGCATTATTGGGCGTGAGATGAAACTACGCCCTATTCCAGATAGTGCATATACGGCTGAAATAGTATATATTGGAAGCCTAACGGCTATCAGTGACAGCAACACACCAACGCTGTTTCTGAGATCGCCTGATCTTTACTTGTATGGCGCATTGGCAGAGGCCTATGCGTATTTGCTCGATGAGCAGAGAGCCGCACAGTATGATCAGAAGTTCAGTCGTGGTATGGAAGAAGTTAGACGAGATGAGGAACGCGCCCATTACGGTTCGGGGTCATTGTTTATCAAGTCTATTTACAGCAAGCAAAACGCGAGTTTGGAGTAAACTATGAGCGCAATGTCAGACTATCTTGAGAATGAAATTCTTGATCACATTCTCGCCACAGCAAGTTATACAGCACCAGCAACGGTGTATGTCGGGCTTTCCACAGTGTCATTCAATGACGACAATTCTGGCGCAGAACTCTCTGGGTCTGGCTATGCTAGGGTAGCGGCAAGTTTTGGTGCGGCGGCATCTGGCACAGCTAGCAACGATGCGGCAGTTGAGTTTTCAGCCGCAACAGGTGACTGGGGAACGGTAAGCCATTTTGGTATCTTCGATGCTAGTACAGCAGGAAACCTGTTGATTCATGGATCGTTCACAGCGTCTAAGGTTATTGCTACTGGTGACATCCTACGGATTCAGACAGGCGATCTGGACGTATCAGCCGATTAAGGGGTAGGGCATGGCCACCCTTGAACAATTAGATAATTGGGGGTCAATGGACGCTCTGGATGGCTATGGCAATCTTGAGCAATTAGACAATCTTACATTGCATGATGGAACTGCGGCGGTTTCAGTCGCGGCAACTGTTTCTACGATAGCCACCAGAATAGCCAATGTATTAGCCGCCCCATCAATAGCGGCAACGGTTACTAGCAGTGCGGTAAAGATAGCAGAGCTTGCCTCAAGCGTATCTCTGGCAACGACAGTCAGCACAATTGCTTCTAGGGTAAGAACACCATCCTCAAGCGTTGCAATATTAGCCTCAGTAGCGTCTTCAGCTTCTAGAGTTGCTGTAGTAGCTTCATCGGTGTCCACAGCAATCACTACTAGCACGATTGCAACCAGACTAAGATTTGCCGCATCAGCCGTTAATATAGCCATAACGACATCTGCTGACGCTTTTAGAGTAAAGTTAGCAAGCGCGGCTGTATCAGGTGCGGCATCGTTCTCTGCCGTTATAACACCTATTAGAACGGTGTCAGCTTCAGTGTCTGCCGCAATTACGGAAACATCTGCGGCAACTAGGGTCAGATTGCAGGACGCACTAGCATCTATTGCCATGACGGTGACAGCCGTTGGTAAATTTGTTACTAATGCACAAGCCACGCCTAATATTGCTATGACAGTGTCTAGCGGAATTAACGCAACATTTGCTTATAGTGGTACAGCGTCCAGTGCTTTTACAGGAAGCATTACAGGGAGTATACTAGGCGAGGATTGGTCGGATTCAGCAATTGGCTCGGAGATATGGTCGGATATTGCTGTAGGCTCTGAAACTTGGATTAATGCAACGGTAGGCAGTGAAGTTTGGTCTGATGCATCTGTTAGTTCAGGAACTTGGGTTAACGCTTCTACAGGCAATGAGGTTTGGTTAGTACAATGATACAGTTTGGCGAGTGGCTACCAGATCAGCCAGATATGAATAATCAGCTAGTTCAGGCACTAAATGTTGTGCCTATTGCTAACGGCTATAAAAGCCTAAATGCGTTTTCAGCTTTCTCTGGTTCTGCAAGTGACACGATTTTAGGTATATACAGCGCAAAGGCTGACGATGGCACGGCTAATCTATTTGCTGGTGATTCTACTCGTCTTTACGAGTTTAATCCGGCAACTTCAGCGTTAGACGACATTTCTGGTGGCACTTATTCATTAGGCACTAACGAGCGTTGGCGTTTTGTGCAGTTTGGAAATCAAGTCATTACCTCTGGTGGGATTGGTGAGTATTTACAGGAATACACGCTGGGATCATCCACACAGTTTGCCACTCTTTCAACTGACGCACCAAAGGCAGACTATATCGCTGTTGTGCGTGATTTTGTGTTCACAGGCAACATTGACGAAGGGTCTGGGCGCAAGCCATACCGTGTCAAGTGGTCTGGATTTAATGACCCGACTAGCTGGACATCAGGCACAAATCAAAGCGATTTTCAGGACTGCGTAGACTCAGGGGCTATTACTGGGATTGTTGGCGGCGAGTATGCTACAATTCTCTTAGAGCGTGGGATATTCCGCGCCACATACTCCGGCTTGCCACTGGTCTTTCAGTTTGACAAGGTTGAGTCACAGCGCGGCTGTAAAATATCTGGCACAGTCTGTAATGTTGGTAGTCTTGTGTTCTTTTATTCTGATAGTGGATTTTTTGCTTTTGATGGGCAAGGCACTACGGCTATCGGCGAAAACAAGGTAGATGATTTTTTCAAGGAAGACTGTGATTTTAGCTACAAAAATCTTATAACAAGCTCAACTGATCCTATCAATCAGATTGCCATGTGGTCGTATGTTTCCAACGAAAATACAACAGGGACACCTGATAGGTTGCTTATATTTAACTACAATCTAGGTCGTTGGTCGTTGGCGAATTTAGAGGCTAACTTGCTAGTGCCATTCTTTACGGCTGGCTATACGCTTGAGCAGTTAGATAATGTAAGCACCTCAATTGAAACATTACCAGCTAGTCTTGACTCAAATGTCTGGCGCGGTGGCGATTACTTTTTTGGTGGGGCGTTAGGTGATAAGATATACACAATGACTGGTAGTCCACTTGAGGCTACTATTGAAACAGGTGAGATACCACTTGCGGCTGGCAAGCATAATTTCTTGTCTAGAGTGTACCCATATTACGAAAAAGGCACAGCATCTATACAGGTTGGCACTAGGGACAATATGTCAGACGATCCCACCTTTACTAGCCTAGTTTCACCAAACACCGACAATTACGCTAATTTCCGCGCACAGGGTAGGTATCACCGCGTTAGAATGAAAATGACAGGTGAATGGAAGTCTGTGCAGGGCATTGATATTGAGGCTAGAGAGATTGGGCGCAGATAATGACAATAGCGCAGAGAACCACAAATTTTCGCACACTTAATCCGATCAATGCAACTACACGCGAAATTGCAGAGGTGCTTAACCGTACTATTGAAGGTGGGCTAAACAGTGTTGGCTATGTGACATTGCCATCCAACGAGACGCAGATTACGGTTAATGAGCCACGCTATAATATACAGAGCCTTGTTTTCTTCACAGGGGTTAATCATAATCCTTGGCATCATAACCCCTATATTGACGGCAGTAGTACGAATGGCACAATGGTTATAAACTATGACAATTCAGGACACGATGCAGACTTTGCATACCTCATTATTGGATGAGTGGGAGCGATGCCAGCACTGGATAGAGGCGGCACTACCATATGCCAGTAATAGCCACCGCATAAATGATGTGTGGCTGGCGGTACAGAATGGCAAGGCACAGTTTTTTCCTAGAGAAAAGTGTGCTATTGTAACGGAGATTGTTGACTATCCACGCAGAAGCGTTTGCCGCATATGGTTAGCTGGTGGCGATTTGGATGAGTTAATAGAGGCCGAAAAAGACATTGCTCAGTGGGCTAGATCAATCGGCTGTTCAGGAATGGAAATTATTGGCCGCAAGGGGTGGCAACGTAAACTAAAGGACTACGAACCTAAGTCCACTGTTTTTGTAAGGGAACTTTGATATGTCTAAGGGTGGCGGTTCTACAAGAACCATTACACAACAGCAACTAGCTCCGAAATATGCACAGCCGTTTCTAAAGTACGGCATGGCAGAAGCACAGCGTCTGTATGAATCTGCAACTCCACAGTATTACCCAGAAAGCACTGTAGTAGGTTTTTCTCCAGAAACGCAAATGGCACTTGGAGGCATTAGGGAAAAAGCCATGGCTGGCAGTCCATTTATCCCAGCCACGCAAGAGGTTGTGATGCAGAACCTGATGGGGACTAACCCATTACAGGCGGCGGCATTTAGACCAGTGATGGAGCAAGTGCAGTCACAGGCGGCACAGGCAGGGCGTTACGGCTCTGGTTACTCAGATGCCGCAATTGCACAAGCACTAGCACCTATGGCTTATCAGGCACAACAAGCCGCTATCCAGCAAGCCCCAGCCGCATATGAGTTTGGCTTTGCTGATGAGAATATGTTGGCTCGCGTTGGTGCGGCTCGTGAGGCGCAAGCACAGGCAGAACTAGCGGCTGATATTGAGCGTTTCCAGTTCGAGCAACAGCGTCCATATCAGAAGCTAGGCGATTACTTGCAGATGGTTCAGGGCGGTTCTGGTGCATTAGGTGGACAGACTATCACGCCACAATTCAGAAACCCAGCACTAGGCTTTTTAGGTGGTGCAGGGGCTGGTGCTTCATTGGCTTCTAATTTCTTACCAGCAGGTTCTGGCTTTGGTGCATATGCACCTTATCTGCTAGGCGGCGGTTTATTGGGGACGTTTTAACATGGCAAACGGATATCAGTTTCCTTATGGCTTTCAGCAGGGCAATATACTAGCTCAACCAATGCCCCCAGCAACCAGCTTTTTTCAAGCGGCACAACAGGGCAAGTTTGGCGTTCCGAAGCCATACGAGCCACAATCTTCTATGCTTGCGCCAACAATGGCGGCTATTCAGCAAAAAATGCCACAGCGTGAAGCGTTTGCTGGTGTTCCATTTCCGCGCCCAACATTAACCCCACAGAGACAAGCAACACAGCAGGGCGTACCACTGCCACAGCCACGTCCAGCAGGGATGCCACCATCTATGCCACCGACAGGTGCTAGAACACCAAGCATTATGGACAAATTATCAGCAGAGGGTCTGAGGGCGGCGGCGGCTACTGGCTTACAACTGTCAGGCTATCAGGACAGACCGATTACGACAGGTGCTGGTCTAGGTGCTATGCTTGAGTCTTATACACAGGCTGAACAAGCGGCCGCACAGCGTCAGGCAGAGGCTCAACAGCAAAAAATAGCTAATCAGCTTGCTATGATGCAGTTGTACCAAAAGGCTATGCCAGAGCCGTCAAAGGCTCGTCAGGCGGCGATAGATATAGGGCTTGACCCAGATACCCCAGAAGGTCAGCAGTGGATGAGGGAATACCTAATGAAGTCTGGTGGTGTTACTGTTGAAGCACCTAAGACTGAATCTGCTTATCAGGCTGAATTAGGTAAGTACGCAGTATCTCGACTGAAGGGATTGGATGAAGAACTTTTAAATGAACAAACAAATATTGTTCCGCGCCTAAATCTTATTGAGTCTGCCCTAGAAAGCGGAAGTGTTACGACAGGTGCTGGCAGTGAGTTTCTTTTAGACGTGAAAAGAATAGCTAACACAATGGGCGTTTTGCCTTCTGATCAAATAGATCAATTAGGCGATCAAGAATTAGTGCAGAAAACTATTTCTTACCTCATTCCTCGTTACAGGGTAGCTGGTTCAGGCTCAACATCTGACATGGAAATTAATTTATTTTCAGCCGCAGTACCTAGCTTGTCTACAACAACTCGTGGGAATTTAATTCTAATTAAGGGCATGAAGCAGATGTCACGATTTAAAAAGCAGTATCGTGATGAGTACATGAATTACCTAAGTAACAATCAAGGCGATCCGACTGGATTTGAGCAACAGTTTGAGTTAAGCGGAGCGTCACCGTTTTACTCGCCTGAAAGCAATGAGGAATTGGACAGTCTTGTCGAAAAAGGCTTTATACGCGAAGGGGATGTTTTCTACGATAGTGTAAGTGGCGGCTTTCAGATATATGGATAGTTAAATGGCTAAAAAATTAGGCGAAGATTTAGAGTATAGCAAAGGCAAAAAGCGCGACTGGAAGCAAGTCTTAACGGATGTAGCTCGTGAGGTCGGTGCTGGCATGATGTTTGGCACACACGATGAAATTAATGCGTTTCTGGTTTCATTAGGCTCTGATAAGTCATACAGCGAAATCAAAGAGATAATTGACAAAGACAGGGCGGCTTTTCAACAAGAAAACCCAGCGGCCGCTATGGGCTGGCAAATGCTTGGCAGTCTTCCTGCGGCTGGCTTAACAATGGGCGCAAAACTGTCTTCAACAGTAGGCAAGTCATCGGCTGGGGGTGCTTTATATGCTGGGGCAGAATCAGACTTTGACCCTGCAACAACCCTGACAGGCGCGTTACTTAGTGGTGGCATGTCACAATTAACGTATATACCGCCATTTAAGGGCATACCAAAAAGTCCGATGGCAGAGCCAATGAAGAAAATGGGCATACCGCTTACAATTGGTCAGCAATCCGGTGTCAAAAGTGGCATGGGTCAGTTTGAGGAAGCATACGCTCAGACAATGCCTTTTGTCGGCTCAATTGTGCAAAGGGCTAGAGAGCAAGCAAAGGTGCAATTTAATAGAGAAACAATCAATGAGGCTTTAAGACCTCTTGGAGTAAAAGCCCCTAAAGACCTTGAGGGCAATGCTTTATATGCTTGGGCAAATAAAGCTATTAATAATGCTTACGATGAAGCACTAACCCCTATGACGTTACAAGGGTCTCAGGTTGGCAGTGATCTGTCTACGATTTACAATAACAATCTAAAGGGTCTGGTTGTTTCAAGAGATTACAAAGACCCTGCCGCTATTGAAATGAGTAAGATCATTGACGACTTGAAAAATTTTGGCGGTAGTGGTTCTGACATTAAGAAGATTTTAGCGGATATAGATGCAAAAACGGTTCGATATAAGGCTGACCCAAACGTCAATAGTCAGAAGGTTGGCGATGCTTTTGAACAATTCGGTGATGATATTGTTGCGTTGCTGGCAAAGAATAATCCTGATAGCTCACAAGCGTTGAGAAACGCTGACAGGGCTTTTAAGCGATATCTGCCAATACGCACAACGGTGCAAAAAGTGGGTGTTCAGTCTGAAACATTTGGTGAGGAAA